AACTCGAAGAGAGAAGAAAATTATTAGAAGCAGAAAGAAAAAGAGTAGGTAGAAGAAAAACTATTCTTACTGGTGGTCAAGGTCTGAATGATATTGAAGATGAAGACATTGATAAAAAAACTTTATTAGGAGGTTAATATGGGTGGATTTGGTGGTAGATCTAGCGGTGGTTCAGATAATGATGTTTCAGGTAATGAAGCAGTTTACAGTGGTGGACAAACATATTCCTCAAGACAAACAAAATCTGTTAATCAAAACATAGCTGATACTAACAGAGCAAACAGAGAAAGTCGTAAAGGTATTATTCAAAAAATTGCTGAAAATAGTTTAGCTGGCAGAGTAGCTAAAAAAGTTTCAGGCTCAAAGTTTGTTCAAGATACCAATTACGATAGACGAATGAAGTTTGCTAAAGATAAAGGTTTAGATACTTCTAAGTTTAGTAGAGATTTTGTTTTATCTAAAGGTTTTAAAAATCAATTAGACGGTTACGGTTATTCAGAAGAGCCAGGTAATGTTGGTGGCGGAGGTAATGATAACCAAGGTATTCAACTAGCTAATCAATCAGGATCTATGGCATCTGATGCTCAAGCGAGTGCAGTAGCTTCAGCTCCAGCTGGACCAACAAATATTGAAATGGCTCAGGAAGATAGCGAAAAACAAAGATTATTAAGAATTAATAGAAGAGGTCGAAGAGCTACAATTTTAAATGTTCCTGATGAAGATCTCACTTTATCTAAAAAAACTTTACTAGGCTAATATGCAAAATCAAGAATACAGAGATTTATCAAAAGAATTAAAAGACAATTTATCTAAGCTACAATCTAAAAGACAAACTTGGGAAAGTCATTGGCAAGAGGTTGCTAATTATATGCTCCCAAGAAAGTCAGATATTAACGTTGAAAGAACGAGAGGTGATAAAAGAAACGTTCAAATATTCGATGGTACTGCAGTCCATAGTTTAGAATTATTAGCTAGTTCCTTACATGGAATGTTGACCTCTAATGCTAATAGATGGTTTCAATTAAGATTTAAAGAAGCTGTATTAAATGACAGTGATGAAGCTAGAGAGTGGTTAGAAGATGCTACAGATAAAATGTACATCGCGTTTCAAAGATCTAACTTTCAAACTGAGATTTTTGAAAACTATCATGATCTTATAGCGTTTGGTACTTCATGTTTATTTATAGAAGAAGATAAAGACGATATAATTGCTTTTTCAGCAAGACACATAAAAGAAATTTACATCACTGAAAATCAAAAAGGTTTTGTAGATACAATTTATAGAAAATTTAAACTAACTGCCAAAGCTGCTTTAGAAAGATTTGGTAAAGAAAATGTTAGTAGAGATATTCTAACTAAGTTTCAGAAAACACCGTTTGATGATGTTGAGATAGTTCACGTTGTTAAACCTAGAAATATATTTAATCCAAGAAAATTGGATAAACAGAATATGCCGTTTCAATCTATTTATATGGAATATGAAGGCGGACATATAATCTCCATTGGTGGGTTTAGAGAATTTCCATACGTCGTTCCAAGATACTTAAAAGCATCGAACGAAATCTACGGCAGATCGCCTGGCATGAACTCTTTACCTGACGTTAAAGTCTTAAATAAAATGGTGGAGGTTTCACTAAAGGCTGCACAGAAGCAAGTAGATCCGCCTTTACTGGTTGCGGATGATGCGGTTATCTTACCGATTAGAACGTCTCCAGGATCAATCAATTATTTTAGATCAGGTTCGAGAGATACAATCCAACCTTTAAACATAGGTGCTAACAATCCACTTGGTCTAAATATGGAAGATCAAAGACGTAATGCAATATCAAGAGCGTTCCATGTTGATCAGCTGTTAATTCAAGAAAATAGAACAATGACAGCAACAGAGGTAATGCAACGTAACCAAGAGAAAATGAAAATCCTTGGACCAGTAATAGGCAGACTACAACAAGAATTATTGCAGCCATTAATTATTAGAGTGTTTAACATTATGTTAAGAAACAAACTATTTGTTGAAGCACCAGAAATTTTAGAAAATCAAGAGATCGATATTGAATATGTATCTCCAGTAGCTATCGCTCAAAAAGGTGCTGAACTAGAAAGCATTATGAGAGGATTAGAATTATTTGGTTCTATTTCTCAAATAGCTCCAGTTACAGATTACCTAGATGAAAACGGTTTAGTTAAAAAGATTATAAACGTATTAGGTTTACCAGCAAAAATTATTAAATCAGACAAAGAAGTCGAAGAACTTAGAGCTGTCCGTCAACAAGAACAAGCAGCTCAAATGCAGATGCAACAGGAAATGATGCAATCTGAACAAGCTAAAAATGCTGCTCCACTAGTGCAAGCACTAAATGGAAAACAACAACAATAAATTAAAAGACTTAATTAAACATTACAAAATAGTCTTTGGATCTGACGAAGGCAAAGCTGTCATGTCAGATTTGGAAAAACGATGTTTTTATAACGTAACGACGTTCTCTAAAGACAACACAAACGAAACTGCTTTTTTTGAAGGACAGAGATCCGTTCTCTTATTCATTAAAGCGATGATCAATAAGAAGGAGTAACTATGGATCAGACAACTGCAATAATGCAATCTGATACCCAGCAAGACGCTGCCGTATCAGATCAATCGCAACCTCAAGAAACAACAAGTGTAGATTTTCAAACACTTATTCCTGAGGAATATAGAGAAGAAAGATCTCTGCAAAACTTTCAGAATATGAATGATTTTGTAAAATCTTATTTGCACTCACAAAAATTAGTAGGTGCAGATAAAATTCCAGTGCCAAATAAAATGGCAACGGATGATGATTGGAATGAAGTATATAAAAGATTAGGCAGACCAAGTTCGCCTGATGAATATCAATACCAACTTCCTGAGCAAAACAAATTAGATGATGCAACTTTAAAAGCATTTTCTGAACAAGCTCACAAATTAGGATTACTTCCTAAACAAGCTCAAGGCATAATTGATTACTATAATGGATTAGCTCAACAATCAGAGCAATCTGCAAGTATGCAACAAGAAACAGCAAGGCTAGAAGCTGAAACTGTTTTGCGTAAAGAGTATGGACCAGCTTATGACAATAAGATTAGTGCTGCGAAAAATTTAGCAACCAATACTTTAGGTGCTGAGTTTTTAAGAGATACAGTATTACAAGATGGTTCAAGGTTAGGTGATAATCCTCAGGTAGTTAAAGCTTTTGCTACACTTGCTGAAAAACTAAGTGAAGATAATTTAGTTCAAGGTGATGTTGCTTCAGCGATGACTATTAAAGAGATTAACGATGAGATTTCATCATTAACTCAACCTGGATCAGCGTACTGGAATAAAACTCATATCAACCACAAAAAAGCTGTGGAGGAAGTACAAAGACTTTACCAATTAAAAGGTAATAATGTCAGATAAATTTGAACCTAACGGTGAAATTACTGACGCTGAAATTAGACTTGAATGTTTAAGATTAGCTACTGAGTTTGCACCTGAGAATGATCGTAGAGATCCATTACCAGTAGCAGATAAATACTTTGATTGGGTAAAACAAAATTCTAAGCGACAACCTGAAAAGACCGCTTCGAGTAAAGTCAAATTGCAGACTATAAATGCAAAGACGAGATCCTCATCCTGAGGAAAATCAAATCGATAATTTAAACAACTAATAATCAACATAAGGAGGACAGTAAAATGTCAACCCAAATAGACACGGCGTTCGTACAACAATATTCGAACAACGTACAAATGCTTAGCCAGCAAAAAGGCTCTCTTTTAAGAAATAGTGTTGATACTGATACTTTAGTAGGTAAGTCAGGTTTTTTTGATCAAGTAGGAGCTGTAACAGCTGTGAAAAGAACAACTAGACATTCTGATACGCCTCAAATTTCGGTGCCACACGATCGTAGAAGAGTTACTATGAGTGATTATGAGTTCGCGGATCTTATCGATAATCAAGATAAGATTAGAACTCTTATCGATCCAACTTCTAGTTATGCTTTAAGTGCAGCTTACAGTCTTGGTCGCGCGCTTGATGACGAAATTATCAGTGCGATTTCAGGAACTGCATATACTGGTGAGACAGGCAGCACATCTGTTGCTTTACCATCAGCACAAAAGATAACTGAAGCATCAACAGGTGGTTTAACAATCGACAAACTAAGAAACGCTAAAGAAATCTTAGATAGCGGTAACGTTGATCCATCGATCCCAAGATACATTGTTGTTGGTCCAAAACAAATTTCTGATTTGTTAGGAACAACTCAAGTAACTTCATCTGACTTCAACAGTGTTAAAGCACTAGCGAACGGTGAAGTTAATTCGTTCTTAGGATTTAACTTTATAGTTTCGAACAGACTATCAATCGCATCTTCTAAAAGACTTTGCCTAGTTTACGCTATGGACGGAGTTAAATTAGCAGTTGGTCAAGATCTGATGACAAGAATAGACGAGAGAAGTGACAAAGGTTACGCAACTCAAGTTTATGTTTGTATGTCAGCTGGCGCTACTAGAATGGAAGAAAGCAAAGTAGTAACAATCGAAGCTCACGAAGCGTAATAGGAGGATATAATTATGGCAAGTGTTAAAGGTTCAAATTTTACTAATGCTACAGCTGATCCAGTTATTAAAACTGAAAGCAGCGCGTGGACTGGTAAAATAAGAGTACAATACGACAGCTATGAGGCTTCTTCTTTAGCTTCAGGCTCGGACATATCAGTCGCGAGATTACCAAAAGGTGCTAAAATTTTTGATGTAGTAATACATCACGACGCTTTAGGATCAGGTGTAACTCTTGCGGTAGGTGATGGTGACGACGCTGACAGATTAATTACAGCAACAG